CACACCAGAAAACTTACAGTTCTTAACAATCAATGATACGACTTTTGTTACCAACCGTGATACTACTAATGCTAACACTCTCGTTGGGACAACGGGAACTACAGATGCTACACCAGATGCTCACTTCGGGTTCATAGAACTGTTACGTACAGAGAATGGTAGACAGTATGGAGTCAATATAAACAACGGCACAACTGTTACTACATTGACACGTGCTACCAAAATAAAGATTACAGATAACAGCTATGACGAGAGTGATGGCTCAGGTCACTGCCCCGGTATAGGAACTGAAGTTTTTGCTGTTACAGCTAAAAGCAGTTATGGTGCATCAGAAAATATAACTCATGTAAAGAATAGCGGTGGTACTACACTTACATCAGGTAAAGATAACTTAACATTTAGAATTACAGCACTAGGTCAACAAGGTGTTAGCCCTAACTATAATGCTGACTCTTCTGGGCCGGGTGGTGATGACTACAGATGTAGTTACAATTTAGAAGCTGTATTACTACATGGTGGTGAAGGTTGGGCTGTTGGTGACGTAGTTCGGGTTATACCAGAATCCGCTGACGAAGCAGCTAATATAACTGGAAGTTCACCAAATATTACTGGTAGTCAAGCATATGTAGATGTAACCGTAACTGAAATAGAAAGTACACAAGTAAATGCTACAATATCTTCTAACGGCGACGGTCTGGTACGACCATCACCTACCCCTTTTGATGCTGATACAGCTGTTACTGCTGATACTATTATTGGTGGTATTATAGATGACTTACCATCTGGTGTTACAGGTAAACACATAGGTACAGGTATATATCTTTCTAGCTCTAACCCATTTAGTGTAGAGATTGTCGAAGAAGACTTGATGCGATGCTTTCAATCTTCTGTAAATGATGTACAAAACTTACCAAACCAATGCAAACATGGGTATATTGTAAAGATTTCTAACTCTAGAATGTCAGATGAAGATGACTACTATCTTCGTTTTGATGGTGAGAACAATAGAGATGGTGTAGGCTCTTGGTCTGAGTGTGCTAAGGCAGGCATAGCTAAGACACTTACAAACATGCCGTTAGTTATCCAGCGTACAGCTACAACTACATTTACTGTCAAGCAGTTTACATATCAAGATAGAAGAGTTGGTGACGATACAACTAACCCAATGCCTTCTTTCGTAGGTGCACGTATCAATAAAGTATTATTCTTTCGTAATAGATTAGCACTGCTATCAGGTGAGAATGTTATAACATCACGACCGGGAACCCTTGGTACACCTGACTTCTTTAACGAAACAGCTCTGACTGTATCTGCTAGTGATCCTGTAGATATATCAGCTGCATCCATGTTTCCTTCAGAACTGTTTGATGGCATAGAAATGAATACAGGTTTGGTAGTATTTAGTACAAACCAACAATTCTTACTTGCATCAGATGATACAGTTTTTAACCCTGATACTGCTAAGTTACGTAGTATATCTACATTTAACTACAACGAAACTATACCCCCGATATCTCTAGGTACGACACTTGCATATGTTGATAACTCTGGTAAGTTTAGCCGATTCAATGAAATGGCAAACGTACAACGTGAAGGAGAACCTAGCATAGTAGAAGTTAGTAAAGTTGTACCAACACTATTACCAAAAGACATAGACTTATTGACAAACTCTAGAGAAAACTCTATAATATTGTTAGGTAAGACAGGCTCAGATAATGTCTTTGGTTATAAATATTTCCAAGTATCTGAGCAAAGACAACAGGCTGCATGGTTTAAATGGAAGCTTAACAATCCATTGGTATATCATTTTATTATTAATGATGAGTACTTCTTCTTGGATAGTGATTACTATTTACAAAGTGTAAAACTGGTGCAGACTGAAACAGACCCTTCTATTGTACAAGACAATGTCGACTTCTTACTTCATGTGGATAATCATACTACTGTTAGCGGTGGCAGCTTTAACTCAACTACAAATACCACAACCTTCAGTGGTGTGGGTTGGTTAAATACAGTTACCACACCTAACCACGATTTAGTTGTGATTGACACAAATACTAACTCAGCACGAGTTGGTAGATATGCAAAACCTACAGTAAGTGGTACAAGCTTTACTTTACCGGGTAACTGGTCTGGTGTCACACTTACTATTGGTTATATATACCCTTACGAAGTTAAGTTTCCTACATTCTATCCTACACAACAACAGGGTAACAACTCTAGAGCTGATGTAAACTCATCACTGGTATTACATAGAATTAAGTTTCACTTTGGTAAGATAGGTCTATATGAAACTACACTCGAACGTGTAGGTAAAAATGATTATACAGAGGTGTACGAGTCTACAGAACTTGATGAGTATAATGCTTCAGATGCACCATATCTTGAAGAGTTTATCAAGACTGTTCCTGTATATGAAAAGAACACAAACGTAGATGTAACACTACGATCATCACACCCAGCTCCAGCTACATTACGTGCTGTATCTTGGGAAGGTGACTATTCACCCAAGTATTATAAACGTGTCTAATTACATACACCCACTTACATTGGAGGCTGCCGCCGAGGTTGCCTCTAATCTCCGCTCAGATGACCGTAGAGAGGTCGAAGAAGGCCATGGGATACCATCAGCCCTCTTACCCTCTATTATGGCTCACAACCCCTCCTACGTGTATTTTACAGTGCCTGACGGCAAGACTGCTGGCATGGCCGGGGTAGGAGAAGAAGGTGATATATGGATGCTTTGCACTCCAGAAATACACCGATATCCAATTACATTTGCAAGAGAGGCCAAACGGTATGTCGATAGCCGTACTGAGCCACTCCTCTGGAATATAGTTGACATTAGAAACACAGCACATTTAAAACTGCTCAAGTTTCTAGGCTTTAGGTTTTTACGTAAGTTAAACCATGGGCCAAACAATCTAACATTTATTGAATTTTGCCGTGTGCGTAGACGCTAATGCAGGGGCAAGGGCACAAGCTAGAGCACAAGCTGCTGCTAAAGATGCCCGATATAAGTCCGATGCTCTAAAGTTTTTCAACAGAGAAGTTACTTTAGAAAGAACACAACAACAAAATATTATAGGACTCTCAAAAGATCAGAGTGATGCCTATGCTCAAGCTTTGGCTACCCAAGGAAAAGGTAGAAGAACAGTTGAAGATGCTGCCAAAGCCTACTTTACTAAGATGCAGTCAGATGAAGGCGGTCGTAGTAGACGATTTGGTAAACTGAGATACCTTGAATTACTACAGAAAAATGCAGATGTGGAAGCTACAGTACAGAATGTATTCGGACGAAACATGGCATACTCACAAGAGGGTATCAAACGTGTATTCCAAGCTAAACAAGCATCAGCACGAGAAGCTCTTGGTATCAGACCAGAATATGGTGCACCAGTTATGTTACCTCCAACCAATAGACTTGGTGGTGCTTTACAGATTGCTAGCCAGATTGCTGGTATTTACTCAGGATTTAAGTAATGACATCATCATTTTCCAATCTAGTCGGTACAGAAAGGGACAGGATTCCTGACCTACCGATTAGTAACTACGCCTCTACCGAAGCTAACATGGAAGAGGCCGTCAACAAAGCGAATGACGAAAGTGCAAAAGACTTAGAAAGATTCTACAACGAACTTGCAGATATTGAAGAGTTAAAATCAAAAAACTTTTTTGACAATCTTAGCAGCCTTGGTACACTTGTAAGTAATGTTCAGCGATATGCTGAAGCACGTGAAAGAAATAGAGAAGCACGTGAGTCACTTAAGTTTGCTAAAGGTTTGTACGAAGACAAACAAGATCAGTTTCTAGAGTTTCAAGAAAAAAGACTTGATATGAACGAAGCTGAACAGGAAGCTGCATTAAGAGAGATAGCAGGCGATAACGAAGAAGTCTACGACTTTCTAAAATTAAAGTTTGCACCTACTCTTGAAGGTTTAGAAACAGATGAGTTTATACAACGCTACGATGACTTCGCAGCTAGTGGTCTTAAGAGTAGAATACAAGCTAAGAATGTTCTTAACTTACCAACCAGACTAGATGCTAGTGATGCTATAGATGATACTATAGAAAATATTGTTACTAAGTATCTGATAGATGCAGATGCCAAAGGCTTAAATGTACAAAGCAGACAACTTCGTAGACATTTTATCAAGCGTTTATATCCATCTCTTGTAAAAGAAAAAGAAAAAATATTATCTACATGGGAACGTATAAGTGACCAGAACTACATAAATCAAAATAACAAATTTGTCGATAATGCTATCATAGAAACTGTTAACTCTAAAAATGCAGACGGTGACTACGATGGAGTCTATGATAATATAGACACAGGTTTAATTCAACTTGTTGCACTTAAAAAAGGCTTTACAGGGCCTAAAGGTGATAAACAGGCTTTAGATTATATTATAGAGCGTATGTACGAGCTAAGATATAAATTAGAGTCTGGTGGTGTTAGTCACTTTATGAATGAAGCTGAGTTTACTAACAAATCTACCAACAAAGTGGCTAAAGGTTATGCTAATTCTGGCATAGGCAGCCCGGGTGAGATAGACGGTAACATGGGTTTTCTTACACGTGTACAGAGTGAAATGGCTCTGGCTGATAGTAAGGTATATAAAACTCTTGTAACAAATTCACAAGAAAGAGTAAGACAACTTCGTCAACAAGGTTTGTCAGATCAAGAGTTTACTATGGCTCTTGCTGAAGAAGAAGCTAAATTTCGTAGAGAACTAAAATCTAAAGGTCTTGCAACTGATGCACCTTTACCTTCTCATCTTTTAAACGATGAAACCTCTGGTGTAGGTACAGAGTCTTATTCTAGTTTTGTTGGAAAAAGAAACGAAATACTTTCTACTGGTATAAATCTTGAAGATGATTATACAAATGGACTAAGAGCAGCTGGTAATGATCCAAACGCAAAACTTACTAGCTTACAAAAAAATATAGAAGTAAAAGCTGCTTTGTTTGAATTACAGAAAAGAGTTGCAAAGCGTATGAACGGCGATAAAAACCTAACATTAGAAGAGGCTGTTCGGGAAGAATACGATCCAAACGGACAGGGATTTAGAGCCCCATCTGGGCTTTTAGCAGAAATGTTGAATGGTAAGTTTGCTGGTAAAGTTGATACTACTAGACCAACTCTAGAGGTAGATATACGTAAAGATCGGACTTTCTTAAAAAGTAATGGTATTGATGCTACTATGAATCAAAAAGAGTTTGTATCTCTTGATGAGAAACGTGCATTAGATCAGTTGTATGATTACTATGAAAGTGGATTTTCACTACCTTTTCCACAATACTTTAGAAGTGTGACTCATGGCACAAATGTAATGCCGCATGAATATGCTATTGCAAGATATAAAGCTATGTTCCCGGGTGACACTAGCAACATGAAGAACCCAGAAACTTTCTTTGATCTCACAGAAGAAGAGCAGCGTTTCTTGTATCTACGTAAAAATCAGACTAAGAATTTACAATTACTAAATGATGATGACGATACAACTATAGAAACTAAGATGCTTAAATCTTTACAGCAAAGAGAAAACGCAAACTTATACTCTAAACCAAGCGATACTCGTGGACTTAAAAAGTTTTTTGATAATAGAAATTTAACTGAACTAACTGTAGCTGATGCTTATAGACTTGCTAAAGAAGGTTATTCTGATTTTGGGTTATATAAGTTTAGCTCTGAAGAGCTGATAGAGGTTGTCGAAGCTGGAGGTATAAGAGTAGATGCTAGAATGGATGACAAAACTCAAAACGCTATGGTTTTTGGTTTGATGAGAATACAAGCCAACAAGAGTAACAGTATTATGGGTGCATTAGTTGACGCTGATAAAGACTGGCGTAGACTTACTAACCTATCTGATACAGAAAGAACACAAGTATTACAGTTTTTTCCAAATCTTAGAGATATGCCTAATAATCAGTTTCAAAATTTACAAGGCGACCTTAATGAAATAATTATAAAAAATTTACAACAACCAACGAAAGAAGAGTTCTTTAATAAATTAATTGAAGATTATGTTGAGAACGACTTTGGAGGAATAACAATTTAATGGACTCAGGAAAGTATATGATAGACGATGATATGGTCGATGAGCTAGGTCAAGTAGCTGACGACATATCAGACGACTATCGAAATCGGATAATAGCCGAAGAACAGGCAAAGTCAGAGCAAGCTCAGGCTGAACAACAAGCCGTTGACACACAGGCTGATCCACGCAACTCCGATACATGGGGTGCTAAGGCACTCATCAAAGAGGGCCAGTCTATTTTATCCGGCGGTCTACAAGACACTGCATCATCTATTGCTACGTTTCCAGAACGTACAGTTGATGCTTTCAGTGGGGAGATGCAAAAACAAAGGGAAGAGACTGGTGCATACAAACCAGACTTTACACCTTTTGGTGGTTATGATAATCCAATCGAAACAAGAACATGGTGGGGTAAACAGCTTAGAGGTCTAGTACACTTTGGATCTCTAGCAGCTGGTACAATACTAACTGCAAAAGCTGTAGCAGCTACAGGTGTAGTTTCTATACCAGCCGGTCTTATAGCATTAGCTAAAGGTAATGTTGTAAGAGGTATGGCTGTTGGAGCTGTATCTGATCTTATATCAAAAGAGTCAGACGAACAGAACGCTTTAGGTGCTTTACGTGACCGCTATGGTTGGATGGACACACCTATATCTACAAAAGATACAGACCATCCAGTTGTGATGAAGATGAAGAACATTGTTGAAGGCATGGGCATAGGTCTATTCTTTGACGGTTTTGCTTACACACTGGGTAGAGGTGGTAAAAAAGCTGTAAAACAAATACAAGATAGAAACAAAAACCTAAAACAGGCAACAGTACAAAACGGACTAGCACAGCTAAGACGTGGTGAAGTAGAGTTTAGAGCAGATAAAAATGCACCTATATCTCAACCACATCAAGGAGCACACATAACCGAGGTATCACCACAGAAAGCTCGTGAACAGCTATCTCGTACTCGTAAAGAGTGGGGTTCAGAAGAAGGATCTACTGGCTCTGTAACAACTCCATACGAACGTGAACGTATTGCTATGGAGGGTGCTACAGATGAAGCACAAGTAGAACGTATTATGCGTGGACTAATGAGCGATGCAAAGTTTAAAGCAGAGCTTGATGCTGTAAAAGGTAGTATACCAAAGCTAGCATCCAGATGGAAAGAAGCAATAGAAGGTCATCAACGTATAACACAGGGTAGAAATGCCATAGAAATGTCACCACAACAGTATCTAAAAGAGTTATTAGAAGCTCAACCTGACGTTGTTGATGGTATAGAGATATGGACATCTAAGAATGTTGTTATAGGTGACTTAGTTGTTGGTTCTTTGCTCAAGCAATTACGAGATCTAGGCACAGCTGGACGTGAGATAGCAGATCTAGTTGGTCTAGACGATGTAGACGGCCCAGCCAAGCAAGTTGTAGATACGATGTTAACAGCTTTGTACCAAACTAAAAAAGCTAGATTCTTAAAATCTGACGCATTTAGACAGCTACAAGCTGGTAAACAGCCAAAATCACAGATAGTAGACGAAGTTGTAACAGCAGAAATGCAAGATGCAAAAGACTCTATAATGTCTGTACTGAAGATAGCAAAAGATGATCCTGATGACAACCTACTCAATGCGTTGTTTGAAGCTTTTTCTATGATGAAAGATGTCAATACTCTTGAAGACTTTGACAGATGGGCACGTACAATACTCAAAGGTGGTTCATTAGCACCAGACGGCCCAGCTAGAACAGGTGCACTGATTCGTGAACTAGAAGGTGTGATGAGTCATAGTATTCTATCAGGCCCTAAAACACCAGTTCGAGCAATCATGGGTACATCTACTGCAACATTCTTACGACCACTAGCTTCAGCATTAGGAGCAGTGTTACGCTACCCATTTGAAGGTGACTCTGCTACAGTTAGAAGTAGCCTAGCTGCCGTTAATGGTATGATAGAAGCTATACCTGAGTCGTTTACTTTGTTCAGAGAAAAACTAAACTCATACTGGAAAGGTGATATACGTACAATCAAGACACGTTTTTCAGAGTATACACAGGCAGATGATAACTGGGAGATACTACGTCGTTGGGCAGAAGATAGTGGTAGAGCTGACGCTGGTGAAGTAGCTGCATTTCGCATGGCTAACGTAGCTAGACAGATGAACAACAATAATTTGTTTACATACTCTACAAAGATCATGGCTGCAACTGACGATGCGTTTGGTTACATTCTTGGTCGTGCTAAGATGCGTGAGAAAGCAATGCGTAGAGTTTTAGAAATGCAAAGTGTTGACGGCATCAAACTACCAGAAATAAACAAAGACTTGATGAAAGCATATGAAGACGACTTCTATTCACAGGTGTTTGACAAAGACGGTAATATTATTGACGAAGCTACAAAGTTTGGACGTAAAGAAGTAACACTAACACAAGATCTTACAGGCTTTGCAAAAGGTCTAAACGATGTATTTAGTGCTGCACCTCTAGCCAAACCATTCTTTTTGTTTGCTAGAACAGGTGTAAACGGTCTTGCTCTTACAGGTAAGTATACACCCGGTTTTAACTTCCTAGTCAAAGAGTTCAACGACATAGCATTTGCAAACCCAGCTGATCTAGCTAGTGTAAACAAGTATGGTATCTTTACACCAGAAGAACTTGCTAATGCTAGAGCTTTACAAACAGGCCGATTGGCAATAGGCTCTGGTGTAGTTATGATGGCTGTTAATGCTTGGATGCGTGGTGATCTTAATGGTAACGGCCCAGTTGACAGACAAAAAAGACAGGTCTGGATAGATGGTAAGTGGGAGCCAAGAACTATAAAGCTAGGTGCTGTACGTGTTGGCTATGATAACTTTGAACCATTTAACCTTATTATGTCTACTATAGCTGACGTAGGTGATGCAAGTGAGTTGATGGGTGAAGAGTGGACAGAAAACCAGTTAGGCAAGATATCTCTTGTTATAGCACAGGCGATTACAAGTAAATCATACCTAGCAGGCATACAGTCATTTGTAGACCTATTTGGTGCTAGACCCGGACAAGGCCCACGTATTGTAGCGTCTCTCGCTAACAACACTGTACCTCTTGCTGGTCTACGTAACGAACTTGGTAGATTATTTACACCATACATGCGTGAGATAAACTCAGGTGTGATACAGTCTATACGTAATAGAAACTTACTTACTGAACAGATAGCTGGTACACAACAGCTACCTAAAAAGTATGATATACTTAACGGTAAACCACTCAAAGATTGGGACTTCTTAACAAGAGCATATAATGCTGTAAGTCCTGTAACACTTAACTTAGAACAAAGTAAGGGTAGACAGTTACTATTTAACAGTGGCTACGATCTACGTGCATCTACATACTATGCACCTGACGGCACAAAGCTTACAGATAATGCAGTAATTAGATCTTTGTTTCAACAAGCTATAGGTGAGCAGAATCTAGAACTAAAACTTGACAAACTGGCTGACGATCCTAAGATACTAGCATCATTAGAACAGATGCGTGCAGATATAAAATCTGGCAGGCGTGGTGATTTTGATGTAAAAGACTACTACCATAATAGAATTATAGAACGTATATTCTACAATGCACGTAGGCAGGCTTGGGCTAAAATTAGCAGTCAACCAAATGTACGAAGAGTTATATTAGAGCAACGTGAAAAAGAAATTGCACGTATTGAAAAACGTACGGATACCGCAAACATCCTCAACATACCTAAATAAATGGCAACAACATTCGTAGATTATACTGGGGATGGGAACGCTACTAAGTCGTTTTCTTTCCCTTCTATACAAGAATCTGATATAAAAGTAGAAGTAGACAATGTCCTCAAATCATCTGGCACTCACTACAATATTACAGGCTATACTACTACAGGCGGTGGTAATGTAGTTTTTACATCAGGTAATATACCAGCTAGCCCAGCAGATATTCGCATCTTTCGTGAAACAAATGTAGATACTGCAAAGGCTACATATACAGCAGGCGCGTCAGTTAAGGCAGCTGACTTAAATAATAACCAAAAGCAAATACTGTTTGGTATACAAGAAGAGCAGAATCAAACAATACAAACAGGTGAGATAAAAGACTCAGCAGTTACAACTGCTAAAATTAAAGACGCTAATGTTACCACAGCTAAGATAGCTGATGATAATGTAACAATGGCTAAACTAGGCAGTGGTGCTTTGCCTACAGACATAACTGTAGCAAGTGCAAACATTGTAGATGGTACAATAGTTAATGCAGATATAAACGCATCCGCTGCTATTGCTGGTACAAAGATTGCACCTGATTTTGGTTCACAAAATATAGCAACGACTGGTACTGTAGATGGCAGAGATGTATCAACAGATGGTACAAAACTTGATGGCATAGAAGCCGGAGCCACAGCAGATCAAACTAATGCCGAAATTAGAGCAGCAGTAGAGGCAGCAACAGACAGTAATGTATTTACTGATGCTGACCACACAAAACTTAATAATATAGAAACGGCAGCTACAGCTGACCAGACTGCTAGTGAAATCAAAACACTACTACAATCTGACAAACTAACTTTGTCTGAGATCAATACTACATCTACAGACAGCAGATACTTTACAGAAACAGAATCCGACGCAAGATATTTTAGACAAGACTCTAGCGAAACTATAGCTAGTGGTGATACGTGGTCTAGCTCTGATGCTTTTGTAGCCACTACAGGTGCTATTAACGCTCGTATTGTTGACCTTATTGATGACGTTGGTGGATTTACAGCTATAACAAGTGAGCAACACTTTCCTAATACAAACCCACAAGGTTCTACAGGACAAGCAGCTATACTTAGTATACAGGCTGCATCTACTACACTAACGCCCAGTGGTACAACCGTTACAATATCTAACGGTAACTTAGCTAACAATGCTAACATTACTATAACTGGTGTATCTTCTGCTATACCTACAGGGTTTGGTTTTTTAGTAGAATCAACCAGTACTTTGCATACTTACACCTTTCACAGACTTGTACCAAAGGCTACAGAGGTTACAACAGTTGCAGGCATAGCTAGTGCTATATCTACAGCAGCAGCAAACGTAGCAGATATAAATAACTTTTCTGATATTTATATTATTAGTAGCAGTGCTCCTACACAAAGAGCTGATGGTACATCTTTACAAGAAGGTGACTTATGGTTTGATAGTTCTAACGACAACTTACAAGTTTATACTGGTAGTGCGTTTTCTATTATTACACCATCTCAGTCAGTTCTTGATGACGTAGCTATTGTATCAGGTGCTATAACATATAGTGAGGATCTAGGTCTTATTACAGATGCTGCATCTACAGGTAGCTCTAACGGGTCACTTGACATAGTTGCAGATGCACTAGAAGATGAAATAACATTTACTGTTACAGTTGTAAACTCTGGCGGTAATAAATATGTCATAGATGGTGATACATCAAACCCTGCTAAGGCTCTTACATTGTATAAGGGTTGGACATATACTTTTGACCAAAGCGATAGTAGCAATGCTAACCATCCTTTAGTATTTAAAACAGACTCAGGTGCTTATACTACAAATGTAACAGTTACAGGCACAGCTGGTCAAGCTGGTGCAAAGGTGCAAATTGTAATACCAGAAACACAGCCTACAGGTAATTTTAGATATTACTGTTCTGTGCATGGTAATGCTATGGGTAATCTTATAACTGTTAAAGATGATCCAATTAAGACTGTTTCAGACATCAGTGCAAACGTTGTATCAGTAGCTAATAATAGTACAAATATAAATACAACTGCTGGTTCTATCAGTAATGTAAATACAGTTGGTGCATCTATATCTGACGTAAATAGATACGCTAACGAGTATCAAATATCTGCTAACGCACCTAGTTCTCCAAGTAATGGTGATCTTTGGTTTGATACTACTAACAATGTATTAAAAAATTACAACGGTAACGCATGGTTAGGAATTACATCTAACTCAGGTATAGCTAATCTAGTTGATGACACTTCTCCACAACTAGGTGGAGCGTTAGACGGACAAAACAACAACATGTCAAACATAGGTACTATAGATGGTGCTAACTTACAACTCGACTTCGGAACTTTATAAATGGCAAAATTATTAAAACTAAGACGTGGTACAACTACGCAACATGGTAGCTTTACCGGAGCCGAGGGTGAAGTTACTGTAGATACAGACAAAGAAACTCTTGTCGTGCATGACGGCTCAACAGCTGGTGGTCATCCAGTAGCAGCAGAAGATATGGCTAACGTATCTTCTTCAGCTATTGCTGGTAGGCTAGCTAACGACTCTATAGCAACATCTAAAATTGCTGCTGGAGCCTTACCAACAGACGTAACAGTTACAAATGACAACGTAGTTTCTAACGCTGCAATAGCTGGAACTAAGATATCACCTGACTTTGGGTCACAAAATATAACTACAACTGGAACAATAAGCAGTAATGATATAACTATTCAAGATCAGCAGCCAAGACTAAATTTCGTTGACAATGCTGCTCCAAGTGGAGGCATACATAATCCAGATTATTTAATACAAGTTGATGGCGGCTCATTTGTTATACATGATAGCACTAATGTTAGAAATAGTTTTAGAATTAATCCTGATGGTCATGTAGATCTTCCATTGAATGTTGACTGTGGTGCTGGTATTGACGTAACAGGAAATATAACAGTAACAGGAACAGTTGACGGTAGAGACGTAGCTGCTGATGGTACAAAATTAGATGGTATTGAATCTGGAGCGACTGCCGATCAGACAGGTGCTGAGATAGCATCTGCACTTAACGGTCAAGACATAAAAACAACAGGAATTATAGGTAGAGACTCTAATGACTATATTAATTTTACAGACAATACCCATCTGGATGTCTATATAAATGGTAACAACGAGTTTAGATTTGAAGCTGACGGTGACTTCCATGCAGATGGTGACGTTATAGCTCAATCATCAACTACAGCATCTGATAGAAGACTAAAAGAAAATATTGAAGTTATACCTAACGCTCTAGACAAAGTACAAGCACTGAATGGTGTATCCTTTGACTGGAAGAAAACAGGAGAAAAGAGTGCTGGTGTTATAGCTCAGGAAGTACAAGAGGTATTACCAGAAGCTATAAAAGAAGTAACTCCTGTTAAAGGAGGAGATAGCTACCTATCAGTAAACTATAATGCTTTAACTTCTATATTGATTGAAGCAATTAAAGAATTAAAAGCAGAAGTAGAAGAATTAAAAGGAGGTAAGTAATGCCCTGCCCTGATAGTGGACAGATTTCTATTGCCGATTTAGTAGCTGAGTTTGGAGGTAGTCCTCCTCACGCTTTGAGTGAGTACTATCGTAATGCTGGTTTAGTACCAGCTAACAACACAAACGTACCTGAATCAGGTCAATGTGGTCTGACCAATTTTTATTCTGCTGTAAATGAAATACAGCATGTTCACGATAGTCATGCAACACATCAAAACTATGCAACTGTATTTGGTTCAAACTGGGCAAGTTCTGTTCCAAAACGTGTAACTATTAATGCTGGAGTTACTATTGGTGGTACAACAACTCATGCTATAACTATACCTTCTGGTATGGGTGGTACTTTAGTAATAGATAACAACGGAAGTATAGAAGGTTACGGAGGAAGTTCAAACGGTGGAGCTGGTGGACATGCTATCTACTGTTCTCAATCCTCTGGAGTTACTATAAATAATGCGTCTGGTGCATCCATCAAAGCTGGTGGCGGTGGCGGAGGTAAAGGTGGTAACGGCGGTACAGGAGGTACAGGAGGTGCTGGAGGTACTGGCGGTACTGGCGGTGGTGGCTGGTATTGGTCTGGAACTTCAGGTTCTGCTGCTTATTGGAACCACCCGCATCCTTGTGGTGCCTTCAACAATGCAAGTTATCCATATTTACATAGTGGTTATCCTAATAGCTCTTGTACTACTCACAATGCTTGGACTATTTGTGCTTATTATAAAGGTTGGGGTTGTAGTCTTGTAAATGGTTACACAACTGCTTGTTTTGACTACGCAGAAAGAAACTGCGATGACGGTGGCTGTTTATATTATAGTTATGCTTGTCAAAGAAGACTCTTTCAAAACTCTGGAGGTTCTGGAGGTGGAGGAGGAAACGGTGGTTCTGGCGGTGGTGGTGGAACTGGCGGAGACGGTGGTGTAGGACAAGGATATAACCAATCTGCTGGTAGTGGATCTAGTGGAACTTCAGGTTCTGGCGGTTCTTCAGGAACTTCAGGTTCTGGCGGTTCTGGCGGAAGTAATAATGCTGGAGCTGGTGGAACTGGTGGACAAGGCGGTACTGGAGGTACAGGAGGTACAGGAGGTACAGGAGGTGCTGGCGGTGCATTTGGTAATGCTGGGGCTACTGGAAATACTGGAGATACTGGAAATACTGGAGCTACTGGAAACCAAGGTGGTTCTGGAGGAAACGGTAACTGGCAAAACGGAGCAGCTGGTGCTGGCGGTTCTGGCGGAAGTTCTGGAAGTGCTGGAACTGCCGGAAGTTCTGGAGGTGCAGCTGGATACTATATATACAACCGATCTTACGTAACATTAAACAATTCTGGCACTGTAGCTGGACAATAAATTATGAAATACAAAGTAACCAAAGTTGAGACTGACGGAATAACCGTTGAGTATGAAGACAAAGCATGGGCATTTATTCCCATTTTAAAAAAAGATACTGAAGCAGACATCAAAGGTAGAATCCGTGAATATGCAACTAAAGAGACATTTGATAAAGTATCTGATGTCCCATTAAAAGTTGGATATGAAGCTGATACTATCGAAGAGGTTACATCTGAAGAAATCACTTATACTTACAAACAAGCTAGAGCAGCTAACTATCCGCAAGTAGGCGATCAATTAGATGCTCTGCATTGGGCTAGACAAGGTGATGACACACAAAGTAAAGCTATGGATGAAGCTATTAAAGCTGTAAAAGCTAAGTATCCAAAAGATGATACTGTTTACAAAGCAGAAGATTTATGAAGAAAAAACCTTTCTGGGATAGAAGATTAGACATATGCAGAGACTGTGAACACAAAAGAGATTCTTATCTTGGATTAAAATGTGCTGCCTGTGGCTGTTTTTTAGAAGCAAAAACTAAAGTTTTATTTATGCACTGTCCTAGAGAGAAATGGTAGCTGACAGATGTTGTGTTTTAAAATTACACAATAAAGAATATAGATACCCTTTACAAACGTGGTTAAAACTTTGTAAAGCAAATTCATTGTCTATAATCCCTTTTTCGCAAATTAAATTACAAACACCACAGTCTTTCTTACGTTATTATCTTTGCGACCCACGTTTTCCTTGTATTCTCTATAAAAAATCTAATGAATATTTAGTCATTGACGGTAATCATCGTATTCAAAGACAAATAGATAAAGGAGAGAGTACAGGGATATTTTTTATAATTACACCCAAACAATTAAATGAGCTCACCAAGAAAAAATCAAATACAGGTTATTGAATCGGAAGTAAAAAGACATAAAAAAGGTTTTAGACTTTTATATGATGATTTTTTAGAACCAGATCTTTTTAACAGTTTACGTGACCTAATTACAGGTGGTGGTTTTTCGTGGCACTATAGGTTAGGCATTGTTCGTAGAAAAAATTGGGATTGGGAACCAACAGAAGATTGGGGTCTTAGTCACTTAGTTTGGCATGGAACAAGTGGAGTAGTGAGTCCTCAAGCTTATGAATTAGAACCATATTTGAAACCTATTTTTATGAAGTTGAGTATGTACTATCCTATTAGAATTAAATTTAACTTAGGAATAAAAAGAGATACAAACTACGAAAGTGGATACCATACAGATTGTGCAGCTACTACATCATCTAATACACAAAAAGATTTTTTTGATTATAAGACAGCTATTATATACTTTAATGACTGTAATGGATATACTCAATTTAAAAAAGATGGGGCTCCTGTTAAATCAAAAGCAAATAGAATAATTATTTTTGATGGTAATTTAGAACATCAAGCTGTTTTACAGACGGATACACAAATGAGATATGTTTTAAATATAAACTACATTGCACCTACTGTCCCACCAAATGGTAAACCATTTTAATGGAGATTAAGATACCAACAATTACAAAGATAGAAACTATATCCATACCTTTACCGACAGCAGATGTTCCCTCATATCAACCTTTGGTCGTACCTCCGCAAGATTTACGAAGACCCGAAGGCACAGAGGAGGTGCGGACAGAAGAAAACCCACCCCCAAAAATACACTTTCCACCCTTACCTAGTATCACTTTACCATCGCAAGAAGTCCTAGTCGCTGCATCGGTTACTGCTGTAACTGCTGTA